GTAGGTGTTAGTTGTTTAGATAAAAAAGGTAATTGGATTGACATAACTGACTATAATTGTTGGTAACAACTGTATATATTTAATAAAAGTATTACTTTAATCTGAAAACCATGATAAAATATACAAAAGTTAAAGTTTTAAAAATTACAGAGGTTCAACATAACACACTTATAAAAATGAAAAGTTATAATGTAGATGTTGCTAAATTTATAAGAGATGCTATAAGCGAAAAGATAAAGCGTGAACATGGTGATTTAATACATAAACCAAAAAAAGAATATTGTCCTTTTTAAATGTTAATAACTATTTTGAATAATATAGCGTATATTTATTATATTTAACAAACCATTAAATGTATGTTAGAAGAACTTTGTAAAAATGATAAACTTTGGCGTAAGATAGCTTTAGAAATATGTAGAGATACAGCACTTGCAGATGATCTGGTTCAAGATATGTATATATATTTTTCTGATAAAAAAATTAAAGTAAATACGTTTTATGTAAAGCGTAAAATATACGGGTTGTTCATAGATTACATACGTAAACAAAAAGATAATATATCGGTTGAAAATCTATTTTATTTAAAAGATAACGATGAACCGTTTGAGCCAACGGATGAGGAATACGAAATACTATTAAGGTATAATAATTTAGAATACTTTGAAAAGGAATTGATTGCAGAGCATTACATAAACGAAAAGTCGTTAAGAGATATACAAAAAGACTTTCCATTAATAAACTATGGTTTTGCGTTTAGAACAATTAAAGAAGGTAAGAACAAAATAAAAATAAATGAACGAATCAAAAAAGCAAACGACTAAACAAACACTAGCAATCCATGAAAAGGTTATAGGTAACATCTATATAAACTTAGCACAACTAAGAAAGGAATTTAACGAATTAAAAGAAGAAATCAATGGCAAAGAAGAAGATAGACAAACGAACTAAGGAATACAAAGAGTATATTAAAGACCATCCACAAGGCGTTGGAGATATAATAGAGAGCATAACAGAAGCCACAGGGATAAAGAAACTCGTTAAATTCATAGCTGGTGAAGATTGCGGTTGTAATGAACGTAGGGATAAACTAAATGAAATGATGCCAATAAGATATAAAGCAAAGCGATGTTTTACAGAATCAGAATACAACTGGTACAATGATTATTATAAAAATAGAACGCTTAACTTAGTAACAGAAGAACAATTAAAAGAAGTTGTTAAATTACATGAGGGCGTATTCTTATGGAAGGTAAATAATCTATGCCATAACTGTTCTGGTAGTGCTGTGATTATTAGAGATATGATTAAACGGTTAGATAAAGTGTATCAAAGTTACGAAACAAAATAGATATGAAAGCAATTAGAAACATTATAGTAACAGCATTAGTATTAATAGGAATTTATTTATTAACGATTCAATTCTATGCATACTACTGCTAATATAACAAAAGTTTAAATTTTACGTTATAATAATGAATCATTAATGATTTTATTTGATTATGGCGGATGGTAGAAAAAATAACGGGGGTAATAAAAACGCAGGACGTAAACCAAAGGTAGACGAAATAAAAATCGTTGAACAAATGGATGCGGTTGCAATACCTAAAAACGTTTGGAAAGCATTACACGATAAAGTAAAAGATGGTGATACACAAGCCATTAAAACATGGTTACAATATCGTTACGGTATGCCTAAACAAGTTATAGACCAAAACAACACACATACCTTAAATGATTTCAATCTTAAAGACTTACTAAAGTTTGATGAATGAGCATTGTTTTAAATCCAAAGTACAGACCGTTATTTTATAACGATACAAGATTTTTTATTATTACGGGTGGACGTGGTTCTTCTAAGTCATTCGGTGTAGGTACATTCACTAAACTACTTTCATACGAAACAAATCACAAGATACTTTTTACAAGGCAGACAATGACATCTGCTAACCTTTCAATCGTTCCAGAGTTTGAAGAAAAGATGGAACTGAACAATGTTAAAGAGCATTTTGATATTGCTAGAGGTGAGATACTAAATAAGCTATCTGGTAGCATCATAATCTTTAAAGGGTTAAAGACTTCTAGCGGTGATCAAACAGCAAACCTTAAATCATTGCAAGGTGTTACAACTTGGATATTAGACGAAGCAGAAGAACTTGTAGACGAGGAAACGTTTGATAAGATTAATCTATCCATACGTACAAAGGGTGTACAGAACAGAGTTATACTAATACTTAATCCAGCATCTAAAGAACATTGGATATACAAACGATTCTTTGAGCGTGCAGGCGTTAAAGAGGGGTTTAACGGTATTGCAAACAATACTACTTACATACATACAACTTACTTAGATAACATACAGCATTTAGACCAATCGTTTATTCATGAAGTTGAGATGATACGGGATACTAATCCTATTAAGTTTAAACACATTATAGAGGGCAGCTGGTTAGATAAGGCGGAGGGTGTTGTATTTACTAACTGGTCTTATGGTAAGTTCAACCCAGACGAATTACAAGTATCATACGGGCAGGATTACGGGTTTAGTATTGACCCATCTACATTGGTGGCAGTTGCAATAGATAAGAAGCGTAAAAAGATATATGTTAAAGAGCATCTATACAAACCAAAACTAACAACATCACAGATAGCATTGATTAATATAAACGTATGTGGCAAGAGTTTAATCGTTGCTGATAGTGCAGAGCCTAGACTGATTGAGGAAATTAATAGATTAGGCTGTAACATTGTACCTACTGAAAAGGGGGCTGGTAGTATTAGTGCTGGTATTGCATTGATGCAAGATTATGAATTGATAATAGATCATGAAAGCATTAACATTGCTAAGGAGTTAAACAACTATGTGTATGCAGATAAAGGTAGTAAGCTGTATGTAGATAACTTCAATCATTTAATAGATGCAATACGATACAATGTATTTTATCATTTAGGACGTAGCTTTAAAATAGAAATTAGATAAATAACAAAATAAACTATTAAACGTTTATATTATATGAAGATTGTATTACCAGAAAACATACAGGATATAACACTAGAGCAGTTTCAAAAGTACGCATTGCTATTGAAGCGTGAAGATCTAGATGACTATCAGTTTAATAAACGTAAGGTAGAGATATTCACGAGTATAAAATACCATGATTTAAACAACGTGGCTAATAAAGACTTTGAAGATATACTAAAACAAATAGATATAGCATTAAACGCAGACGTGCCTTTTGTAGATCGCTTTAAATTAAACGGTGTAGAGTTTGGATTCATACCCAACTTCGATAAGATGACTGCTAAAGAGTTTACAGATTTATCGTTATACCCATTAGAAGATATTGAAACGTATCACAAACTAATGGCTATACTATTCAGACCAGTTATAAAAGACGATGCTTTTAAAAACTATGATATTGAAACTTACAATGGTACTGAAAAGTATGCAGATGTGATGAAGCGTACACCGATGAATATTGTAAATGGTGCATTGATTTTTTTTTACAATTTAGCGAACGAATTGGAAATAGCTATCCAGAGATATACAATACAGGAACTAGCGAGGGTGCAAAAGCATCGGACTATTTTGAAAAATGGGGATGGTATTCCACAATCAAAAAGTTAGCTAAGTATAAACCATGGCGAATGGAAGCGGTATTTAATATGAACGTACACGAGTTACATTTATGGCTGGCTGAGGATATAGATAGAGAGCGTTTAAAAGCAGATTTAAGAGCAGGAGCAAATACAAAAAGATTATGAATCAATACACAGAACTGTTATATTATATTAAACAACTTGGCGATGCTGACCCGTTTGTTAATACGATCACACAAGGCGATTTTGATGAGTTAGATTTAGACAAAGCTAATATATTTCCATTGCTTCATATTAACGTTACAGGTGCAGGATTCACGAACGGACAGACAGTAACGTTTAATGTTCAGATAGGTTGCTTCGGTATTCGTGATATTAACAAGAATGTAAACACAGATAAATTTTGGCTTAATGATAATGAAGTAGATAATCTAAATGAAACCTTATCTACATTGAACAGGCTGTGGACTAAAATGTATAAGAACTTTGATGATAATAATATCACATCGACTGAAAACCCATCGTTAGAACCTTTCACAGAATACGGTAAAAACTTATTAGATGGTTGGATAATGACATTTGATATTGAGATGCCTAACACAACACTTTCATTGTGTAGTGGTGATTTATTTGATTTAACATTTGACTTAACTTTTAATTAAAATATAATGAGTATAAAAACGGATGCTTTAGTAATTAAGAATGAAACGATAGCTAATGCAAATACAGCCACAAGAGTAGGAACTAATTTAGTAGCGATAGCAGATGATTTAGTTGATAAACAATCTTTGATAGATGCTAACACAGCTAAAACAAGTTATACTGATTCAGCAGCGGTTGCTTTAAATACAGCGAAAGTTGGTATTACACCGACACAAGCTAGTAATATTACAGCAAACAACGCTAAGATTAGTTATACAGACGCTACTGCTGTGGGTTTAAATACTGCTAAAGTTGGAATAACACCAACACAAGCAACAAACATTGTAACTAACAACGCTAAAGTATCTAATGTTTCTACTGCTTTAAGTGTTGGAACAGTAAATACAACAACGGTTGGTATCACTTCAGATGGAAGTGCTAACGATGTTATTATACCATCGGCAACTATTTCAGCAGCAGGCGTATTACCCACAAGTAAATGGGCTGAAATTGTTTCTAATACTGCTAAAGTTTCATTTGATAGCACAGCTTCTACACGATTAGCAAACACAAGTGGAACAAATACAGGAGACCAAACAATTCCTGTTACAGGTGTAGATTTTGATCCTGTTGGAACTGATAACTCTGATAACAATGCGGCTAATACTTTGTATAGTGGTTTAGCAGGTTCTAAACAAGATAACATATCACTAACCACAACAGGAACAAGCGGGGCTGCTACATTAGTTGGTTCAACTTTAAACATACCACAATATGCAGGTGGTGGAACAGGAGACGCTTTAGTTGCTAATCCATTATCACAATTTGCTGCAACCACAAAGGCACAGTTAGATGGCGTTATTAGTGATGGTAATGTTATGTATATAGGTGATGCACCGACAGCACACACACATACAGCAAGTGAAATAACAGATTTTGATACAGAAGTATCAAACAACACATCGGTTGCAGCAAACACTTCTAAAATTTCATTTGATAGTACATCAAGTACAAGGCTTACTAATACTTCTGGAACTAACACAGGCGACAACGCAGTTAATACTATATATAGTGGTTTAGTATCAAACGTATCAACAACATTAAGTATTGGAACGGTTGGTGTTAATACAGTAGGTATTACATCTGATGGCGGTGTTGATGATGTTATTATTCCTGCTGCTACGGTAAGTACGGCTGGGCTATTAACAACTGCTAAGTGGGATGAAATTGTAGCTTTACAATCAGGTTTACTTACAGATTCATCTACTATTACGGTATCAAGAGATTCAGCACTTACTGATGCTGATGGTATGAATAATTCCACAGCTACAAGTGATGTGACTATTACTATTTTATCAGATGCAGCACAAATTACAGCAGACGGTAGTGCTTTTGATATTGGCACATTACTTCAATATAAACGAAGTGCAGCAGGAAATGTAATTGTAAGTGGTTCAGGTATTACAACAAGGCAAACATATAATTTAGAAGATGTTATAACTATACGTAAAACAGCAGCTAATACATGGGAGTATTTAAACCCACCACAAAATTTAATAGGGCAAACAGCACAATCAGCAACAGGTGATGGTGCTACTACTATTGATTGGCAGTTAGGTAATATGTTTAATTTCCAATTCGGAGCGTTCAATGAAACATTTACTTTTACAGCACCATTGCAAGCGGGTACATTTATTTTAAAATTAGTACAAGATTCAGTAGGAAGTAGAACAGCAACATTTCCTGCGAGTGTTAAATGGGCGGGTGGCGTTGCTCCAACATTGACAACAACATTGACAACAGGAACGGATATTATAACATTGTATTGGGATGGCACAAGCTATTTCTGTGTAGATGCTTTAAACTTTAGTTAATATGATTATACAATTTGGATTTTTAAAACAAGGCACAACAGCACCAACTAATTTTTACACGTTAGCAAACGCAGCAAACCCAAATAGCGAGGTAAATGCTGCAACGGGTGTTGGTTCAACAACAAACTGTACAGTATCAAGCGTGTCAAGTGTACCAACGGCACAGAATGGAACTTATTCGATAAAACACACAGTAACAACATCAGGTGTTGCTTCTGAATCTTTTTATAGCTTCTCATTGGCAAGTGGACAAACATATACAATTGAAATGTACGGATACTGCAACACAGGGAATTGGGATGTACACTGCTATAATTGGGAAGGTTTTACGACAACCAAATCAGCTTCTTATGGTTATGGAACAGGATTGAATACTTGGGTTTATAGAACAATGACAGTCACAACAAATGCAGCAACACAAAGAATGAGAGTGGGTGCTACTACTGCGCCAGCAACTTATTTAGCGATTGACAATATAATTATAACACAATTATGAAACAGTTAATTTATATAATTTTATTTCTCCCATCATTTATAATAGGGCAACAATTAGCATTTCCATCAGCATACGGAGCAGGAGCATATGTTACAGGTGGTAGAGGAGGTACAGTTGTTCATGTAACAAATCTAAACGATAGCGGAACAGGAAGTTTAAGAGAAGCCTTATTAATGACTGTGCCTAGAATTATCGTTTTTGATGTTTCAGGAATTATTAATTTAACATCAATACTTGAACTTATATTAGAAAATTCAGATGTAACGATAGCAGGACAAACAGCACCACAAGGTGGCATTACTATTAGCGGGAAACCAATACAATTAGGTGGTGGTTATGGTAGAGCAAATCAACCCTGCAATAATGCTATTTTTAGATACATAAGATTCAGAAATGGTAGTTATACAGGTGTTGCTGATGTTTATGCCCATAACGGTTTTATCTCTGTGGGTACAAATGGTTTAATATTAGACCATTGTAGTTTTTCTTTTAATGATGACCAAGCAATTAGTATGCAGGCTACTTATGGAAATTTAACAAATCAAACTATAAGTAGGTGTGTTTTTTCAGAAAATGCGACAGGTATTATTTTAAACTCAAATGCTAGCTCTTATGATGTTGGCAATATATCTGTTTTAAATAATTTATTTGTACATCAAGGACATAGAACACCTAACCTTAATGCGAATTTACAAGTAGATATTATAAACAACATTATATTTAACCACGCATATAGAACTACTAATATGAATGGTGCTTCACTTGGAGCTGTTAATTACATAAGTAATTACTTAAGACGAGGTAGTTATACATCAACAGTTGGAGCAGATGGTCAGGTACAATCACCAGCAGCACCCTCTATTTATACAGCAAATAATTATCATTCTGCTTTATACACAACTCCTCAATTAGATGATAGAAATTTATGGACTGTTTTTCCTAACGGTAATTCAACCCCTGTAAATAGTGCTTATTTTACAACAACACAGCACGAGTTAAGAGGTCAAAGTTTTACAATTAAAAGTGCATCTGAAGCATATACAGATGTTTTAGCTGATGCAGGTGCTAATAAATACTTAAATGCCGATGGTACTTATGGAACATATATAGACAGTTACGACACCACAAGAATTAATGATGTTGTTACTTCAACAAGCCGTGACCCATATAACAAAACATGGGTTCAACCAACACTACCAAATAACACTAGAACAAGTTATTATGGAACAAATCAACATATACCTGCTGCATTTTTAACCGATAGAGGTGTAACTAATACAACAACAGTACATAATGACTTAGCTCCAAGCGATTATACTTGGATGGAAGAATTTTTAAACAGTGTAGATGGAGCAGTATCAGGTAATATAACTCATACTTTAACAGAATTACAAAAAGGTAGAAATAGGTTTAGTAAGAGGAATAAAAGAGAGATATAAAATGTCAGTAAAGAACGCTTTAGATAGTTTTGCTTATGATGTAATAGATGATGCTAAACGCAACCTAAAAAGCAAGGGGAAAAATGCGTCTGGCAAACTATCAAAAAGTTTAGATTATAAATTAAAAGTAAGTAAAAATAGTTTTGAGTTAGCAATATATTCAGAAGATTATTTAGATTTTATTGATAAGGGTGTTAAGGGTGTTGGTGGTACTAAAGCAGATGGGAGTAAATGGAAAAAGAAAAGGGTATCTGGTAAATCACCTTTCAAATATAAAAGCAAAAAACCGCCTGCATCAGTATTTAGTGAGTGGAGTGTAAGAAAAGGAATTGCACCACGTAACGCAAAAGGGCAGTTTACAAGTCGTAAAAGTTTACAGTTAGCTATTGCTAATTCTGTATTCCATACGGGTTTAGAAACTACTAACTTTTTTACGAACCCGTTTAGTAAAGAGTTTAAAAAATTACCAGAAGAACTAACAAAAGCATACGGCTTAGAAGTCGATGAATTTTTAAAATTTGTAACGAAATGATTAAGACACTATCCCCATATTATATTACTACACCTTTTGTTAGTCCTGCAACTGCTTTAACCTGCACATCATACACGCTATCAATTTATGTATGGAGTGGGTTACAATCAGCATTTCCAGCGACTGCAAGTTATGCTATAACAAAAGATAACCCAACAACATCAACAGGCGATTCAAAAGTAAACATCGCTAAAATACTAAATGACTTTATAACGTTCACACCAGTAAAAGCACTAGCAACGGGTTTATTAGACACAGTAAACCAGCAATGGGTAAAAACAGAAGTGACTTATGTAACAACTAACCCAGCGGATGCATCTACACCACAATTAGGTGTTGTTAATATGTTCACACGTGGTTATAGTTATGGCAATGATGGTGAGAACATAGCAACACCAACTAACAAAATACTGATGTATGGTACTGAATTTAATGTATCACGTACAAGTTATATAGCTGTACCATTACAAACTAATTTATTAGCGACTGCAACTACTGTTATTTCATATCCAGCTAATCAAATTAACTACACCATTACGCCTAATTTAAACGATAGTACAGGCACTAATAGTGAGTTAGTATCTACTATGTTAATTGATGCCACAGAAACGACGACAGATACTTATTTCGAGGTTGTACACAATGGGGTAACGCTTACGTATTACATATTAGATGAGTGTAGATACACGCCAATAGATATTCACTTTTGCAATAAGGAAGGCACACAACAAAGTATTACATTTTTCAAATCACTAACTGAAGATATATCAATATCAAGTGAACAGTATGAGAGCGATAGGGGTCAACCATCGTTAGGCTTCCATCAATTTGTAAAGTATAATATAAATGGTAAATCTAAATTCAAAGTTAATAGCGGTTTTGTAGACGAAGCATTAAACGAAACATTTAAACAGTTATTATTATCTGATAAGGTGTATAGATTAGTTGATAACACATTTATACCATTGAATATAAATAGTACATCTTTGGAATATAAAACACGCCAAAAAGACAGGTTAATAAATTACGAGATAGCGTTTGATTTTGCGTACAATGAAATTAATAATATATGATAATTAATTTATATATAGGCACTGACAAACTAGATTTATTTGGTGATGAAGATATTAATTTAAATTCATCTATTGCTGATGTTTCTGATATTACAAAGAACACCACCGAATATACTAAGAGTTTTACCGTTCCTGCGAGTGATAACAATAATGCGATTTTCAAGCATTACTACGATGCTAATATAGACGATGGATTTGACGCACGTATTAAACAATCAGGATCTATTGAACTCGATGGCATACCTTTTAAATACGGCAAGTTTAGATTAAATAAAGTTGCTTTAAAAAACAATAAGCCTAGCTCATATACTCTAAATTTTTGGGGTCGTTTGGTATCATTAAAAGACTTATTAAAAAAAGATGAATTAACAGATTTAGATTTCACGTCTTACGATCATGCGTATAACTCTACAACCGTTAAGGCTGGGTTAATTGATAGTAATGTGAATGCTGACTATGTTTACACGCCAATAGTAAAGAAACGATATATTTATAACGCTGACGTTACAGATAACACACAAGAAGCAACGATTGCTAATATAGCATGGGGTGGTGGTGTTAATACGGGTATTGTATGGAATGATTTAAGACCATCAATAAAACTTATTAGAATAATTGAAGCTATTGAGGTTGCATACGGAATCACTTTCAGTCGTGACTTCTTTGGTACTTCTGATTTCGCCCCGTTATATTTATGGGCTAATAATACAAGTGAAGTATTGTTTAATTGGCAAGTTCTTGATTTCACAACTACCAATGACCCTTACATGAATTTAACAACAAACAAAGGTTTGTATCCTTCTGCTGGAACATATACTTTGACCTGTACAATTATACCAGAAGCTGGTTATGAGAATACAGAATATATTTTTAGAAAATACAACAACGGGGAAATACAATTTGAAAATAATTTTAAAGGGACTAAATTTTTTAGAGACGTTGACCCCGCAGGAGGTGAGGATAACGAAGTGTATTATGAGGTTGGTAGTAGTGCTGAGTTTTCATATACGGCTGGGTATAGTGTTGACCATTCATTTGTGGGTACATATACATCAAATGCAGCAGTGAATACTTTAGAAAGTAATTTCTTATTTATTAATAATTTACCTAAAATAAAGATAATAGACTTTTTAAAAGGTTTGTTTAATATGTTTAAATTGGTTGTTGTACCAACATCAAACACTAATTACTATATAAACACACTAGATAATTACTATGCTGAAGGGCAATTGTTTGATTTAACAAAGTATGTGGATTATTCAGAGGTAGAAATAGCACGTGGGGATATATTAAACGAAATAAATTTTAAATTTCAAGAACCTACAACGATATTAAACAAACAATTTGAAGAAGATACACGTGTTGCTTACGGTGATTCAGAGGTTTTAATAAAAGATGATACTGGAAACTTGTTAGATGGTGAAAGTTTAGAGTTTGAACTACCATTTGAGCAGATTATTTACGAGAGATTACTAGATTTGAATGACAATAACTATATAGAATTACAATATGGTGCAGCAATAGACGAAACATTAGCAGCAGTAAACCCTAAACCACACATATTTTACAGAGTTATTAACACTTTAGCGACAAAAAGCATTGGTTTTATCACAGATACAGGCGTTAAACAAGAGTTAAATAGCACAATTAACACGCCTAGCCATTCAATAGTACTAGAAACTGATTCAACTTCATTGATTTTCGATAGAGAATTTTCAACTTGGGATGGTAGAGAATTAAATCAGTCGCTTTATACCGTTTATCATAAGACTTATCTTGATTCAATCTACAATGTGAAGCGTAGAAACTTTAAATATAAAGCAATAGTTCCACTAAGAATATTAACATCGCTATCATTGAACGATTTAATACAAATAAAGGAAAACTATTATAGAATAGATAACTATAACTTAAACTTATTAAACGGACATGTAGAGTTTAATCTAATTAATTCATTTGATAATACTATACAAGGATTTAGTCCTACTGCAACATCTATAACGGTAAATTATACAGCACAAGCAGCGACGACTTATGTTCTTAATTTAAATAATTATACAGCGGTTAAAACAGATACAGGTGATGGCACTGGATGGGTAACTATAACTGATTTTGTAAGTAATTTGATATTTACTTTTGATGAATCTATTTTATGGTACGATAGAACTATGCAAGTAGTTGTAACTAATACAGATACATTGCAAGCGTTCACATTAACATTAACACAAACATTTAAAAGAGTAACAGCAGACAATAATAATATCACAGCAGATAATAATATACTAACATCAGATACAAATTAAAAAGATATGGCACAGCAAAATTTAGTTTTAGGAACGGTAGACAACGATGGTACAGGCGATGGGTTACGTGATGCACTTACAAAAGTAGAAAGCAACTTTACAGAATTATACACAAAATTACTTGATAATACAATAGTAGTAAAACAGGCATCTGATTTTGGCTCTATTGATAGTTCTAAAGAATACTTTTTAGATGGAATTATAGATATGGGTGCAACATCTATTGAAGTGCCCTCTGGAGGAATAAATATTAAAGGATTTGATTTTAATATAAGTGGATTAACTTCTTCCTCTACTGCTTACACTATGTTTACTTCTCCAGTCGGTGGTTCTGGTGATGTTCTTTGGAAGGATTTTAAAATAGAAGTTACAGGTGTAGGGTCACAAGTCTTAGATATTGTAAGTGATACTGGGAATGAAGCATTTGAAATAGATAGAATAAATTTTAATAATTGTACTTCATTAGGTGAAATTGATAACTACAGACAAGGGTTAGAAACAGGAACAGGTAGATTTGGCGGTACTCCAAATTTGATTTTATCAGGTGTTTGGTCAGGTGGCTTTTTTATAGATACTTCAATAGTTAGGGGATTAACAGACGGAGCTTATGCACTATATGAAGAAGGAACAGGATTTACAATGGCATCAAGATTTAGAAGTAATCAAAATATAGATTTAAACACTACGGTAGCTTTCTTTGATTTTCAAGCATCTAATTTTATAAATCCTAGTACGCTGCAATTAGAAGGGTGCATTGTTAGTAGAAATGGAGTTATTAATGCTGGTGATTTAACAATAATTCCAAACATAACACAAGGCTCTTTGGTGAGTTCTTGGACAAACAACAACGGAATAGCAAATACTTTTGTAGGTGGTAAAATGAATATAAGTACAGAAACGGCAACAACTATAACGACACTAGGTGTTTTTGTTGATTTAGCGGGTACTTACGTTCCTAATAATTTAGTACACTTTGATAGCCCAGCAAATGGTCAATTAAGACATTTAGGAAACTCACCAAGAGAATTTAGAGTAATTGCTGAAGTTATTTTAGCTTCAACATCTGGTAATGAATTAGATTTTAAGATAGTAGTTTGGGATAATTCAGCAAGTGCTTTTGTAGATTACAGAATAACAAGAAGAGTAGTTAATAATTTACAAGGTGGTAGAGATGTAGCGTTTTTTACAGTTATAAGTGAAATTATTTTAGACGAGAATGATTACGTTAAATTTCAAGTTGCAAATGTTGCTGCTACAAATAACATAACAGGAGAACTAGATTCATATTTTATAGTAGAAGAAAGATAATGGTAGATATAATAAAAACGTTGCAGAGCGATAACTTTTACGGAGGTGGTGAGTATATAGAACTAGCAAAGGGAAAGCATGAGTTTGTTGTAAATTGGGTAGATTTTAAACGTAAAATAAGAAGGCAATGGCTATTGAAAAAACAATAAACATAAAAGTTAATACAGGTAATGCTGAATCTGAATTAAACAAACTAGATACTTCGTTTAAAAAAGTAGATGCGGCTGCTGTTAAAACTGGTAAGAGTGTTGATGATGTTGCTAGTAACGGTGGTGCTATTGCTGTACTTGACCAACTAACGGGTGGTCTTGCTACACGTTTCAAAGATGCTTATGAAGCAAGTAAACTATTTAATTTATCTTTAAAAGGTATGCGAACTGCTCTTATTGCTACTGGTATTGGTGCGTTCGTTGTTGCTATTGGTTTAGTGGTTGCTTATTGGGATGAAATCAATGATGCTATATCTGGAACGTCTAAAAAAATACAAGACCAAATAGATAGAAGTAGAGTTTATGCAGATTCATTGAGTACACAATTAGGTTTAATTGAATCACAAATAAAATTAGCAGGTCAGCAAAAAATAAACGACAAAGAATTACTTGCTAAAAAAATTGAATTATTAAATAAGTTAGTAGAAACTAACCAAGAAGAAATTGCAGGTTTAAATATACAAGCAGCTAAAATAAAAGCGGCTGCTTTTGAGTTGTCTATACGTGAAAAGATAGTTAGAGCGGTGTTAAATGCAGCGAGTGCTGGTAGTGGTGATGCTTTTATATTAGAAGGGCAATTAGAAGATTCTAAAAAATTCTTAGAATTACAGGACTTAATTACAAAAGCTAAAAAAGAACAGGTAGATACTTCTATTAAAATCTTTGATTTAGAAAATCCAGAAGCTAAAGCAGGCGGTTCAAGAGATAAAGTTACAGGTGTAGGAGGTCAATCAGTTGAGCAAATTACAGACGCAGAAAACAAACTACAAGATGCTAGAATACAAGTTGTAAACGATAGATTTAATGAGTTATTTGATTTAAAGAAATGGCAAGAAGAACAACTAACAGGCGTTATAAATGGAGAGCAATTAAAACGTACTGCTAATGAAGCAGCAGCAGCGGAAGCTAGAAAAATAATTGCAAGACAAGAAGCGCAAGAAAGAGAACAATTAGAACAAGCAGTATCTGATGCGAAATTAAATATTACAGAAAACACATTAGCTTTAGTTGGTGCAATCGCTAAAAAAGGTAGTGCGGTTGGTAAAGCGGTAGCAGTAGCACAAGCAACTATATCAGGTATTGAAGGTGTACAGAACGCATTTACAACTGCATCTGCTTCACCAGTTACAACGGTGTTTCCTGCATATCCATTTGTTCAAGCAGGCTTAGCAGGTGCATTTAGTGCTGTGCAAATTGCTAAAATACTATCTGTTAAATCTGATAGTGGTGGTGGTGGTAATGCTGCTAGTGGTGGCGGTGGTGGTCGTAATGCACCTGCGTTTAACTTAGTACAAGGCACGGGTTCAAATCAAATAGCAGAATCATTGCAATCGCAAAAAGAACCATTAAAAGCTTATGTAGTTTCATCTGATATGTCATCGGCTCAAGCGGTGGATAGAAATATTAAAGAAAATGCTACTATATAAATAAAATTTATAGTATTCGTATTTAGTATGATACAAATTTATAACAATACAAACTTTAAAACGTTATTAATATAATGAAAACATTTCAAGCTATTTTTAATGAAAAGGAAACCAAAGGAGTATTTGGTATTTCCTTAGTACACGATCCTGCAATGGAAGGCGTTTTCGTTGCATTAAAAAAAGAAGATGTTAAACTTGCAGCCGTAGATTTAGAACAACGTATTTTGATGGGTTTAGTTTTAGAACCTAACAAACCAATTTACAGAAATCAAAATGGCGAGGAGTTCAACATAATTTTTAACGAATCTACTATTAAAGATTTATCGTATCACTTCTTCAAATCAAATTCACATAAAAACAGTACAATAGAACACGATGAGAAGCAAAAAATCGAAGGGGTTACTTTTGTTGAAAGTTGGTTGGTAGAAGATAGTAAAAAAGACAAATCTAATGCTTACGGGTTTTCATATCCTAAAGGAACTTGGATGGCAACTATGAAAGTTGATGATGATGATATTTGGGAAAATTATGTTAAAACAGGCAAGGTAAAAGGATTCAGTATCGATGCTATGTTATCACTAAAAGAAGTTAATTTAAAATCAGAGATAAGTATGAGTGAAATTAAGGAGACTCTAAATGACTTTAAAAACGATTTGTTAATTGCTTTGAACTTAAAAAAAGTTGAGGTAAAAGATGAAAAAGTTATTGAGGTTAAAATGGGTAGTGCAAAATCGCAAGATGGAGCAATCACGTTCGAGTTTGAAGGTGATGCACCACAAGTAGGCGGTGCTATTTGGGTAGTTGCTGAAGATGGGACGAAAGTACCCGTTCCAGTTGGTGAGTATGTTATGGAAGATACCAGCGTTTTAAAAGTTGAAGAAGATGGCGTTATTGCTTCTTTTCAAATGCCAGAAGTAGAAAAAGCACCAGCAGAAATGGAAGCTGAACCAGCAGCACCAAACACAGGCGTTCAAGATGCGTCGAGTGTAGTTAGTCAAGTTCAAGAAAGTATCAAATCAATTATGATTAAATACGCTGAAGCACAAGATGCTAAATTTGAATTACTAAGAAAAGAAATTGTAGAGTTGAAAGACCAACCTGCAAGTAAAAAGATTAACTCAACACCAGTACAAGTTGATTTATCGAAAATGACTAAGAATGAAAGAATTTTAAATAAAATAAGAAATAACTAGATATGGCTACAACAACCACAATTACCTCACCTAAATACGCTGGCTCGGTTGCTGGTGCAATTATAGGAGCAGCTTTTAAAGAAGCTGACACTTTACGTCTTGGACTTATGACAGTCGCTGAAAACGTAAATTATAAAATGAACTTACGTAAGATCGCTTACACAGATGGAACTACCGATTATTCATGTGGTCATACTCCTGCTGGTGCAATCGTTTTAACTGAAAAACAATTAGTAATTGAAAAAGTTAAAAATGATTTTGATGTTTGTAAAGAAGATTTTAGACAAACATGGAGTGATCCTTCAATGGGTGGTAGTGCTTCAAATCCTAATGCTCCACAGGACATTATGGAAGCTATCCAATTAGAATTATTATCTGCACAAGCTGCTAAAATTGATACAGACATTTGGACTGGTCTTGCTGCTACTGCTGGAGAGTTTTCTGGATTGATTGAGCAATTCACTGCTGATAGTTCTATTATAAAAGCGAATGCAGGTATCACTGCCATCGGTGCTGCAACTACTGAAGCAACCGTAGAAGCTAATTTAAAAATTGCTTTAAACGCTGTGCCAGTTGCTTTAAGACGTAGAGATTTAACCGTTGCGGTTTCTCCTGACGTATTCCAAAATTATGTGTTTTACTTAGTTTCTAAAGGTATCTCAACTAATGCAGATGCAGAAGATAAACAAGCTAGATTTGGACGTTATACTTTAACAGAAGTAAATGGGTTGCCTGACAATACTATTATAATCTTTGAAAAGAAAAACGTAGTATTTGCGACTGGTTTACAATCAGATTTTAATGAACTTACATTATCGGATGAAGATGAAATCGGATTATTAACTGGAAAAGTAAGAGGAAAACTTGTTTACGGATGTGCCGTCGGATATTATAATTCGGCAGAGATTGTTTGGCTACTTACAACTACTGTATAGTATATAGATTTAATTAATAACCAAAAAGGGGTGGGGTTTACATCTCATCCCTTTTTTAATACATAAAAATATATGGCTTGCGATTTAACTAGCGGACGTGTAAAAGGTTGTAAAGATAGTATTGGTGGAACATCGGTGTTATATCTTTTCAACTATTTAGCAGATGCATTTACAATATTGACAGGAGAAGCGACAGCGATGAACGTTGCTCTAACGGCTGCCTATTCTTACGAATTAGTTGGTGATGGTTCTTCTTTTTCTGAAAACCCTGTTTCAGACAGGCAAACAGGAACGGTAACGAACACACAGACTATCACAGCGGTATTACACAAAATAGATGCAGCAACATCAGCAGAACTAAATTTAGTTGCTAAGGCTTATCCTATTGCGGTAATAAAAGATAGAAATGGAATATATCATTTAGTTGGGCAAACTGATGGGATTGATTTTAGTATTGAATCTGCAACGGGTTCAGCTAAAAGTGATTTAAACGGATTCACGCTAACGGGTGTTAGTGTAGAGCAAAACTTATCGCCTAAATTAGATGCAACTGCTGCAGCAGCCTTCTTATTAGTAGTGGCATAGTTTTCATTTTGTTTTGTTTTTTGGAAAGACCTCACTACTTTAGTGGGGTTTTTTATAATTGTAATACTTTTTGTAAACATACACACTTGTTGTATTCAATTGTGCTAATCAACACAGCCTTCTATTTTACCGCATTTATCACATACAGCATTTCCTAAATCTAACCTTTCCCAATGATGTTCGCACAACTGTTCGCTTTGCAATACAACACCGTATAACTTCAATTGTTTTTCAGTTTCTTCTAAGTAAGTTTCTGCCAATTCGTAATCAATTGTTAAAGGGTCTTTCAAAAGGTCATTATGCCTTTGCCATGTAATGAAATCTCGTAAAATTTTTCTAAGTTTTAAGTCCATATTTGTTAAGTTTTTGTTTGTTCAATCACAACTAAAGTTATACATAAGCGTTATGTACAATTATTTTTTTAGCCTTCAACACGTGCTAACCGCTCTGCTATTATATCGCAATACTCTTTACTTATTTCACTACCTATATAGTTTCTGTTATTAATCTTTGCCATCTTTGCAGTTGTTCCGCTACCCATAAAAGGGTCATAAACTAAATCTCCTTCATTACTCCAGCTAATTATGTGGTCTTGTGCTAATTGTTCAGGAAATGTTGCAGGATGCTTCCTGTTATTGTTATTATTTTCAGGATATAAAAGCCAATCATTAAATCTTTGCCCAAATTCTGGAGTTATATTGCCATTTGTGCTTTTGTCTTTTGTGCTTCCGTCTTTTTGTCTTATAGTACCTATTTGCTTCCTTCCAAATTGTTTATTTTTTCTATCCTTAATAGGGTTAAATGTTTTTAGTTTGCCTTTTACAAATATGAACATATATTCAAAAACTTGGGCGTACCTTGTTTTCAAAGCACCAACAGCAGTAAATCCGCCTTTATTCCAAATCATTGTGTCGTGTAAATTAAATCCACAATCCATCGCAAATATTGCTTGTCTAAACGATGTACCAGTTTCACTACCTTTTATAGTAGCATCTCCAACAATCCAAACAACTACACCACCTTCTTTAGTTACCCGGTACAATTCTTTCGCTACGCTTTCAAAGTCAAAACTATAACCATTATAGTTTCTTAAATTATCATAAGGTGGAGAAGTAACAGTTAAATCAATAAAGTTATCTTCCATTCTTGCCATTGTATCAAGGCAATTTTCATTATACATTTCGTTTACTCTCATATTTTGTTTTTTAATTAATCCGTACTAATGCTAACACTATATAAAAATAATAGCTATGTAGTGATTAACTATTACCTTGTTCATTATTTACTAATGTTCACGAAACCTGAACAGTCTGTTTTTGTGAACACGCTACTATTCTTATATTTTAACGTTATCAAATATATAAAACTTTTTTCAATTACCACTAATTTTTTTCATATTTATTTATAATCCTATTAATTTGTCGTTCTACAAACTTTATAATAGCATCTTCATCTATCTCTGTAATCAATGCTTTTGTTAATTCTGTTTCATAGTTATAAACTATTTCTTTATTGCGTTGCAGCGTCTTAGTTCGATTTAAAATATCTATCTGCTCTAATGGATATTTATCACTTCCAACTGCATTAAAACGCATCATAGCCATTTCTTCTTTTAAAGTAATACATATATCATACAACGGTTTTTTTAATATTTCGTCTATAACTTGAATTGCACGTTCTCCAGAATACATATTACATCTGGATAACATTATTAGTTTCTCAATCCATAGTTTAGCGAGTAGATTATTTTCTTCTAAATTTACAGATTCCTGCGTGCTTTTATAATCAATGATTGCGTTATACGCTTCTATATCCGTTGGTGTTGGTTTCCAACTTCTCTCAAACTTGAACTTAAAATGTTCTAAGGCTTTGTTTATATTCATAATTAATAATTTACGCCTGTTTCATGTGGTATTCCATGCTCATCTACTGTAAAACTAAAATCATCAAACGGTATATTTCTTGAATATTTAGCGGTTACTTGTACAACTGCGTCTTCTTTGTTCACAAATACAACCGTTTCACTTTTCTTTAATATCGCTGAACCGAGATGACCAGTTGGTTTGTCGCTTTCAAAATTTCTATGCAATATAGTTATAATTGCTATATTATAATCATTCGACCATGTCATTAATTTTTGTGTTATCTCATTACTTGAATCTAAGTCGTTTACATTTTCTATTAAATCAGCAACCCCATCAATAGATAATAAACCAATATTACCAGCGTAAACAGATTCTTTTAATATCCATTCAATAAATGCTACACGTTCTTTTGGTGTCTTTGATCGTAATGCAAACCCTTTGTAACCTTTGTAACCACCACCTATCATTGTATGCGTTCTCTTAACTACTTTTTGTACATGATATTTACCCTGCTCTGTATCTACATCAATTACATACTTGCCTTTCGTTTCATGACCTTTTATATCTGGAAAGTATGTTTGTGCTTTACCTCCAATGTAACAAGCAACTAATGCAGATTTAAAAAACGATTTCATAGATTTTGATGCTCCAACAATACAGCAAATATTACCATAAGTTACTAATGGCACATTACCATCATATTTATAACCAATACTTATCGCTATTGGTGGGTGTTCAATCTGTTCATCAGCATCTATTAAACATTCATCATGTATTGTTTCTGGATTTATAACAACTTCTTCAGCGTTTTTATAATCTTCGATGTTTAACCGTTCGCTCATAATTCTCCTTTTTGATGTTTACAAAATTCCGTTAGTTCTTTGTTGTTTATTTTTAACCGCACCCATGATGCAAAATGTTTTTTAAAGTCGCTTATATCTTTATGCTGTTTAGGATATATTTTTAAGTGTTCTTTGAACTTTAAAATGATTTTAGATATACTACCTTGTTTTAGTTTATAAAGTCTATACAACCCT